GCATATATGATGTGGGGTTGTGCTCAACTGCGATGGAAAATGTTGCGGGAAGAAGATCGAACTCCAGAAAATCTCGTTAGATTGAAAATAATCTATCGAAACTTAATTAATACACTTGTGATCACACCTGAAGGGGTTATGGTCATGAAGTTAGCTGGAAATCCATCTGGCTCAATGAATACTATTAATGATAATACGTTAGTTTTATACACATTAATGGCTTATGCTTGGATTAGAAATTGTCCAAATGCCGAAACTTCTTATACGGAGTTCGAAGATAATACTGCTAAGGCGCTTGTTGGAGACGACAACACTTGGACCGTGTCAGATTATGCTCATGAGTTTTATAATGGTTCAACTGTTATAGAATGTTGGAAACAGATTGGTGTTACAACAACCACTGATTCCCTTGAACCACGCTCTCCCGAAGAGCTTGATTTTTTATCAGCACATACTGTGTTTCTGGATGGTAAAGCAATACCAGTTTATGATAGAACAAAACTCATGACTTCTCTTTTGTATTCACCACATAAAAAGAGAACTCCAGCCACTACTTTACAACGTACAACAGCAATGTTGCTCGTAGGGTGGACTGATTTACCATTTCGCAAGTTTTGTCGTGAATTAATTCAATGGCTACTTAAGAAATATGATGCAATTTTGGCAGATGAACCCTCTTGGATAATCGCTAAATGTGGAATTTTAACCGATTCTGCTTTGTATCAATTGTATATGGGAAAGACTGTAGTTCTTCAACAACAAGGCTTATTTGAAGATTTAGCCACTGAATTTGGTTATGCCAAACAGTATCACATGGAGAAAGAAAAATCAAAATTATTATTGAGAGACGATATAAAGATTAATAAGCTCAATAAAAAAGATATGATGAATGTTGTACAAGTTAAGAGGAAGAGAAACAGAAAGAATAATAAACTTTCTGCTGAAAGGCCTTCAGCTCTTTTGAGAAGAGTTGGAGCTGGTGGATATAAACCACCACAAAATAAAAGAAAACGGAATAAGAAACCGAGAAATCGAAACCAAAGTGGGATTTCTGGTGCTATGCCCAAAAGAAAACCACAAGGTTTGATAAGTAAAGGAAGCTCTGTTACTGAAAGAGAAGAAATCCTTGATATTGTTGGAAATGGAAGTTCATTTGCAGTTGTTCAACAACTCGCATTGAATCCAGGTCAAGCTGGAACCTTTCCTACATTGTCTAAACAAGCAGTTATCTGGCAAAGATATCGATTTAAGAAATTGAGATTTGAATATCAACCAGAAGTTAATGAATTTGCTACAGCTGGAACTACTGGAAAAATCATTATGCAAGTCAATATTGACGCTGCGGACGGTCCACCTACCACGAAACAAGGTGCGTATGCTACGGATAAGCAATTGGTCAATTCTGACCTACCAAGTCGAGGCTTTTCAATAAATGTTCCTGCAAAATATTTGATGCCCCTTGGAAAAGATTGGAGATATGTGCGTCAAGCTGGTCTCCCAGGAGCTGCCGACATTCATGAATATGATGTTGGAAATTTGTTCATAAGTACCACAGGTACCATTGACAATAGCACCAAATTAGGCGAACTCCATGTTTATTACACTGTCGAGTTTGAAAATTTGTTGAATAGTACTTTGGAGTCAGCTCCAATGAACAATCAAGTTTCTCAGTTTCAGTCTACTGCTGGAGAAACTTTGACAACCACGATAGCCCACACTGTGCTTTATGCAGATGTGTCAGTGCCTCATGGTTTTGCAAATGGATTAATAATCCCAAATGTGTCCGGTGTTTTTACGCCACCACCTGGAAACTACATTGTTTCTGGATTTGGACAAGTCACATTTACCGGTAATTCAACCGTCTTGCAAGTTAACTTGCAGAAAAATGGAACTGATGTGTTTAATAATGCACCAGTATGGCAAAATAATTTTCCAAGTATAGCGGCATCTCAGGATTCCTATAACTTCACATATTATGTTACTGCCAATGGAACTGATACGTTCCAAACCAATCTTACTGCTACCTTTTCAACTGGGTCAGCTACAGCATTTGCCGTGTTAACATGGTTGGCTGTTTAATTGGTTATTTTAAGGGTTCTTGAAATTTAGTTGAAAACTAATACCTAGAAAGATGAAAGTTCTTTGGTCAGAGCAACCATAAAGGCTCAAACAGTAGTACGTCTGCAAAACGTAGGTCCTTCATAGGCTTTGAAGTAAAATAAAGCACGTGGATAGCAACACTTAAAATTGCAGAGAAATTATCTCAAAAATGATTTTGACTTTTACTACAAAAGTTATTGTATATTTTTAAGATCCCTTTCTTTAAACCGTCAAACGGAGTAATTATTTACTGAGTAATATTAACTGAGTAAGTTAGTGAGTACACCGTTGATGAGCTT